TACGGTCCCTGTCCACCTACCTGACTCATCATGTTCATAGCCTGTAGCATGGACGGGTCGGGCGGTGCGGATAACTGACCGCCAAACGGTGTAGCACCTCTATTTATTCCTGCTAAAATAAGCGGACCTAACGCCGCCATCACATCTTTCTGTTCAGGAGTTCTTAAATCCTGCATCTCTATCGGTTTTCCTTGACAACTCATGTCATTCTCCGTATTTACCTAAAAGGTATTTCTTGTAAAATTTACCATCCCATCTGAGATCATCGGGACGTTCACCCTCCATCACAAACCCTGCCATCTCTGCCATCCTCACGATACGCTTGTCAGCGGTCTCTATAGAGATACGCTTCAAGCGGAACTCTTTCATGTAGAGTTCTACAAGTTTCTTGCTGGCACGTACAAAGTCTGCACCCCAGATGTTCTTATCTATAAGTTTAAGGGTCATCTCACACTTAAATTCGGGGTGTATATTCATAAACCCTATGAGTGCTTGGAAATCACCCGCCTCGTAAAACACGTTGAAGGTATAGCCTGAGAAGTATGAAAATATAATAGCGTCTATACCCTGCTTGGTCCGATACTCATCGCTGAGCCACAAGTACCGTTTCTTCAATAACGTCTGCAACCGAGACAGCTTCAGGTAGAACGGGTCTTGCGGATCTGTCTGGTCCGGCATGAACACCTTGAAAATCGGGTCGGGTGACTTCAGCTTTTCCCAGTTAATATCTCTCACCCAGTCCATCGTGCACCTTCCTTCCATGAATGGCTTGCTTTAGGATAGATGAAGTATCCGCAATCTATGTGGATAAAAGTGCCAAGGTCTGTGTACCTACCCCGCCGTAAGTCGGGGGCAATATCCTCAATCAAATCATCCAACTCATATACCTCATCTATATCATCAACGTCTAAGTCTAAAGCCAAACCAAACATATGTACCGAGAGAACCTTACCACCTACCCACGCGTTTTTGCGTGGGCATCTATACCCTGAAGTTATCCTTATCGGTTTCCCCCACGCCTCACGTATAACCTTGAACGAGTCGAACAGGATGCCGTATGGTACGGCATCAGCGTCAAAATCGGGGGGTAGGCTATCGCAACACCCACACCTGTACTCAACCTCTGTTATATACGGTGCTATCATCACATCCCCGTTACCGCGCTAACCTGTACCAAGGTGTCAGCCGCCGTTTTGCGAAATGTGATACTGCTTACAGCATCAGCCGTCCCATCTATAGTAAAGTTTTCCACATAGTCAGTCCCCCAACTTACCGTCCTGCTACCCGTATCATCCTGTGTCAATATGAAAGTGATTAACTGATTGTCTATGTCTGTATCCCCAGGTGTGGGATTCCCAATGGTTATATCCCCAGTTAGCGTCAAGGCAAAAGTATCATACTCATTAATATCAGGGTCAAACGCACCCGATACCGATGCTTCTGTCTGTATAGCATTTGGTATCTGCAAAGATACGGGGTCGATGAACCGTGCGTTATATCCAGTATAGGTTACACTGCCATCAAGAACAGAGCCTAGATTTTTCACCTTGCTACCGCTTGATTTGAGATTAATAGTTGTATCAGTTAACACGTGAGAACCGATTAGATTGATATAGACATTGTTCGACCCACTCTCCACATCTATCTGACCGTCCATGTCACAGCCGATAAAGTTTACAATCTGACCACCCGTAGCACCGCACTCGAACTTAACCGGAGAGTTATCGTTGAAGATACACCCAATAAAAGTAATAGGGTGCTGTCTATTATTGACATCTTCTGTATTGAAATAAAGCCACTCGTTAGTCGCACCAGCCACTACCTCTGGAGGAGTCCCGTTCTCTGCGGCACAATCTATGAATGTGAGCTTACCGTGTGGTCCGTCTATGTAAACAAATGCCTCACAGTTGTTACCGTATATCTCATGGAACGAACATGACCCGCTTCTGTCGATATGAAACCCGATTGGAGTTGTTCCACCAATCGTACCGTTGCGGAAGTGCCCCTGGTCTACATTTGTACTCTTGAACAAGACAGCATCATTAGCCTGTGGTGTTTCCCAACCACAGTCGATATAAAAATTCTCAATAGAGAAGTTAGCCACGGCGTTCTGTGTTTCGTCAGTTGTACTGCCTAACTCTATACCCGTGGCACAACCATGTATCTCGAAATTAGAGAAGGTAAAGTTTGTGCTCGGCAGTATAGACTGTAGCGAGTCTACAAATATACCCTTTACACTGGCTGTCTCATTACCGTCTAAGATGAAGTTATATATCCTTATTCCGTCATTCTGGTTACAGTAGAGGTAGAACATGGGTGTGGCACCACTGCCGCCCCATTCAAATAACGAACCGCCGAAATCTATATGATAGTTATTGTTCTTTGCCGAGGTGTGTAATCCGCTGAAGTCTATCTTGTCTGTAATATAGTAAGTCAGTTGAGGACTGAGTAACTTGCCACGCCCCTGTGCAGCTAACGCGGTTACTGCTGCGTTAAGCGCAGCCGTATCATCGGTAGAGCCGTCACCCACAGCCCCGTACTCCCTTGGGTCTATCCACGGGACGTTGTTGATTTTCAGCATATCGAAATCCGCCACCCTTTCAGATGATTCTTCCTGTATCCTGTCACGCAACCGCTTGACGAAATCATCCGTAGACTCAAACGGCTGCTTCATCGGATACTCAGGAAACCTCTTTATACTCATTGAAAGGAATCGCCTCCCAAGGCGTACAGCATCTCTAACCCACTCCATTGGAAGGTGTTGTTACCAGAGTCGTGTTCCACCCTGAACTTGAAGCTGTGTCCTGTGATAATAATATGGAAGTCTTTATATTTATTCGTATTGTTGCCACTACCCCCCACGTTCTCAGATATGGATGTCCATGTTGTCCCGCCATCAGGCTTGATCTTCACCGTGACAACAGCGGAGGAGTCCGATACGTCCACATACCATAACCTTACCTTGTGGATAGTCTTAAACTTGTTATGAGCCTCCATGCCTTCTTCAGCAAAGTCTGTCTCCTTACTCTCCCAAAAGGCATCTATGGAAGTCCCGCCATCTGACTTGTAATCGCTACTCTCATAATATACCTTGCCGTCATACGAGCCTAAATAAAACCCAGTAGTATTATCAGAACTCATAGACAATACGCCTGAGTCGCTGAGTGTGATGGTGTCCGTGTCCGTGTCGGATGCAGCCAGAACACCACTACTGGTGGTGTCTGTCAGCGTTATAGTCTCGGTGTTAGAACCATAGTCATGGTAGGCTATGTCCAAACCAAGGTCATCAAACCAACCCACGAACCATCCCGTAGATAGGTTGGCACGGTATATGTCACAGGTCACCCCGAAGTACCAAGTGCCGTTACCGCCTGCCGTTAGGATAGACTTGACATCCTCCTCATCACACAGGGTATGGGCTGTCAGAGAACCATAGAAATGCTTGGCACTTGCAACCGTGTGCCAGTTCGAGTCGGGGTCTTGCAGTTGTACCCAGAACTTCACCCATGACTTGGATACCTCTGCATTGGCTGCGGGCCACGCATCGTTCCATTGTGTCCATGCGTCTACCACGGCGGTATCTATATCGGATGCGTATGTCATGGTGAAGGCTTGTTTCATGCTGAACCGCATGGTCTCATAGGGGTCCCCATCGTTCGTACATTTGGCTGCACCGCCATCGTGTGCCGCACCCGTAGCGTCATAGACGAACATATTCGTGCTACTGCCCCCATGCTTAGACCAGCTCGAAAGGTCGCTATCGAATGTGCCATTGGTCAGAACTTCAGCCATTAGATTTCCCCTCGTCCACCAGATGACATCGCAACGTTGTAGTTGAAATAGTACCACTCATTCATCTTATAGTTCCAAACGAAGCAAAGCCTGTTGTTATCGGTATCGGTGACAAACCACCTCACCTCGTTCTGGACTGTGTTATTGTATCCGAACGCTTTCTCTATCTCTGCGACGGTAGCGACAGAGAACAGCTTATCCCTTATCTTCTCTCCTATGGGATACGGTGATTCCCCGTCTATGATGTAGATGTCATCATGCCCTATGAAGGCGTTACTGCCACGCACCTCTACTATGCTGTAGGGTGCTATACAACCTACCCCCCGTTTCACACGCCCAAAACTGATGGGTGCTGTCGATATTCCAGTCCTTTGCCCGAATATCATACTTTCCCTCTGGTACACTACCAGACTACTCCCCACCTTTCCAAGCCCTGTTATGTAATCATCAGACTGCATGAACGTGCTTGTTCCTGCCGTGTCGTCAGTCCAATCTGACGGGTCTCCCTCCTTAGACCACCAGACACTGTTCGGCTCTCTCGTAGAGCCGTAGTCAGCCTGTACCAGACGGTTAGCATACTCTATGATATAACGTGCCTTTACAGCACTCGTGGTATCAAGGTTGGTGCAGTTACCGCTACCCGTGTATACCTGAATATAATCATTACCATTGGCGAAATAGAGATAATCGTTCACCCTTGCCCATGACCACCTCTCGCCATCAGGCACGTCATACTGTTTCCGTATCGTGTAAGCACCACTTGAGGTCGCACCCGTGTAGGCATCGACAAGCGTTATCTGCGTGTCGCTGTCCACAGCCTCAATCTCACCCCAGTTGGCATCTGGCTCTGCCGTAGAGTCCCAGTCTGCATCTATGATGAAGAAGTCGCCTGCCTCTGGTGCCGTGAGGTCTGTGGCATCAACCCAGTCTGTGCTGTTACCCGTTACCACATCGACCGCTATCGAGGTGATGGATTCTGCGGTATGCTCAAGGTTGATATAACTCCAAGTGCCCGCACTCTCACGCTTCATAATAGCGTTAGGTGTGAGGTATATGGTACATTCCGTGCCGTCGCTTTTCTTGTAATAGACTATATCCTGAATCTCTACACCCGCACCCAAGTCCCTGTCCTCGCCATACCCGTACCGTTTCTGCACGCTTCTCTGGCTTATCTTGAAGTTCTGTGCGGGCCAGTCTGCGTGTCCCAAGTCCTGATTCAAGGACGGTGAACTCATGTCCAAACCATGAGATGCGGGACGGATTAGATATTTATGGTACATATCACGCCACTACGATTAAATGTGTCCAGGTCCAGGTGTCGGTATCAGCCAACGTCACGGTAGAGTCCAATACCTTGCGTGCAAGCATGTCACCTGCCGATGCCGCATTGAACACCCCCACCTCGTTGATTGTGATCGCACCCGTAGCTGTCCATTGTTTCACCAATGACAGCGTATCATTAGTATCGGTTGTCGTGGTCCTCGATACCGTGGCTGATGCCCTTGCGCTACCGTTGGCTGTATTCTCGGTCACTAATGCTGTCTGTGTCTTTACAAACGCTGTCGTTCCCGACCCGTTTGCCAAATATGTAAAAGCTGACGGTGAGCCTGTATTGCCCATCAAGCCAGCCACTTCCGCTTTCCCAGCTGCCGTGATCCCCATTATGAAACCTCCTCGTGGACAAGTTCCCCTCGTAATGCGTTCTCACATTCGGGGAATGTCTCCCTGAAAAATTGTAGCGTCTTATGCGCTACCACCCGTTCTTCTTCGCTTAAAGACTCGAAGAAAGCCTTCAGCTTTTCGTTACGATAATGTCTGAATATGTCTTTAGTCGGCATTGTTAATACCTGAAATCGTTATACGGTCCTACTGCACGATAATCTTCATTATCGTATGATTCCTGGTCATATATGCCTACCACCCCTCGAACCAAGTCCATGAAATTCTCGAACTCCTTCTTGGCTTCGTCATACTGTTGCAGTTTCCTCAACCCTAAAGAGACAGCGAGCCTCAGTATAGGCTCGTCCCACTCCGCACCTATAAGCGTAACATCGTCATCATCCACCATCTTGGCGGGGCGTTTACGGTAGTACATATACAGGGTGTACGCATCATCAGGGCGTGGGTAAAGGTATATCTCGTCCCCGTTCCTTACATACTGAGTGGGCTGACCCTCGGATGCGGCAGTCTCTCTCCCTGAGTAGGAGATGTACGTGGAGAACGGTATCCTTATCAGCTTGGTGTCGTTTGTGGAGTCCCACACATGGCGTAGAACCATGCAGTCTGTGGGTATGTCAACAGTCGAGTCCCCGTCTGTCGTGTTGATAGTCTGGAAGGTCTCAAGTTCTGGGAAGGTGTGGTTCTTCCGTACACCCCACATCTTGTTCTGCGTGGCGAGCGTGATGTAGGCAGTATTTATCCATATCTTACGGAAGTCCGTACCGTCAATATCCGCTATATCCGTCCTCTCCCCTAACTCTAACTGGAGTTCGTCATAGAACTCACTGAACTGCTTAACCCCCATTTTCTACTCCTTCTTATTAAACGCTACCCTGTCCTTACCAGAGTGGTAACTGATAATCACCTTCATACCTATCTCGAACTCGTCACTCACATCCTTACCCTTGGATATGATAGTCCCCGACTCGGTAATCTGCGATCTGTCGGCTGTGAACACATGCTTACTTACCTGCTGGCGTTCATCCATGAACAGATAAAGCCTGTCACCCCAAGCACGTAGAAAGTCAAGCGGTCTACCTCTCTCATCTGACATTAAAAAACTTCTCCTCTGTCCCCTTCGTCGATAAAGAAGGGTTGCTCATCTATTAATCTTTTACGCCACACGGCATCAAAGTGCGCCCTGCAATACCTCTGCCCCCTGAATACCGTGATAAGACTCTCTGGATACATCCTGCCGTATTTCTTTACCTCAGGTGTGCCG